ATGATGAACCATATTCCCAATCTGAACGATGCGTCCGTATACCGCATTGCTGCGCGCTATACGGCAGTCGTATCCCAAAACAAAACGATATACAGGAGGTAATGAGAATTGGCACGTTCTTCTTACAAGACCTTTCTGATGCACAAGGCGACCAGCGGATCCACGTATGAGAAGCTGATCGATATCAAGGATTATCCGGACCTCGGTGGTGCGCCGGAAATGCTGGAAACCACCACGCTTTCCGACAAGATGCAGACTAATATTCCGGGCATTCAGTCGCTGGAAGCACTGGAATTCACCGCAAACTATACCGCCACAGACTACGCCAAGCTGAAGGCTCTCGAGGGCGTAGAAAGCGATTTCGCTGTATGGATGGGCGGCACTGAATCTGGCGGCGTTGTTACTCCTACTGGTGATGAGGGCAAATTTGAGTTTAAGGGCGCTCTGTCCGTATATGTTGCAGGCGCCGGCGTCAACGAAGTTTCTGATATGAAGATCAGCATTGCAGCCTCTACCGTCATCAATTTCGTTGAAGAATAACACGCTATGTATGCAGAATAGCAATCACTAAACCGGAGGAGGTTAATCATGAGCAAGCAGATCAGGTTTTCAGTGGGTGGCAAGGAATACGTCCTTGAATATACCCGCAAGACCGTAGAACAGATGGAGCGCAACGGTTTTGTTGCCAGCGATATCAATGACAAGCCTGTAAGTACCCTGCCCAAGCTGTTTGCAGGCGCTTTCATGGCAAATCATCCGTACATTTCGCGCACCGTAGTGGACGACATCTTTACGAAGATGACAAATCGTAGTGAGCTGATCGGCATGCTGGCGGAAATGTACAACGAACCTATCGCCGTGCTGGTAAACGAGCCTGAGGCGGATGAGGGAAACGTAGACTGGACGGCCAGCTGGTAAGTGGCGAATCGTCTGAAATGAGGCGGGAGGGGGAACCTATCCCGCCTAAAACTTACACAGAAGTATTCTATGAGCAGTTTCCGTATTACCTTTCCATTGGCATGACGTACGACCAATACTGGAATGATAACCCAGAATTGGTTCGGTTCTATAGAGAGGCAGCGGAAATCCGCGCAGATAGAAAGAATCAAGAACTATGGTTGCAAGGCATGTATATATATGAAGCTTTGTGCTGTGTATCGCCCGTGATGCGTGCTTTCGCAAAAAAGAACACAAAGCCTGTACCATATCCTAAGCACCCGTATCCTATCAGCCAGCGGCAGGAAAAACGCAACGAGGTTGATGCTGAAAAGCGAGTCATGGAAAAGGGAAAAGCCCTGCTGTTTGCGTTGATGCAGCGCAATAATCAGCGGCAGGCAAAAAACGAAAATGCGGATGCGATAAAAATCGATACTACGCCTGAAGGAGGTGAGGCAGATGGCGGGAACCATTGATTCCCTGCAAATTGAAATATCATCCAGTAGTGAATCAGCCAGCAAGGGACTTGAATTGCTAAAGAAAACGCTTGAGAATGTCAAGTCTGCTGTGCGCGGCGGGCTCGGCCTTAATGCCGTAATCAATCAGGTCAATAAATTATCCGGAGCAAGCGCAGGTAATACGGCAAATGCGGTAAATGCACTTGCGAGCGGCCTTATCAGCTTAAAGAATGCCGCAAACGGCCTGAAAGTATCTGCCTCCATTGCGAATCAGCTCAACAAAATTAGTGATGCAGCACGGGGAGCTGACGTAGCATCGCTGCAAAAGGTAACGGATAGTCTCAAACCGCTTACAGAACTGGGTAAATCAAATCTTGGCAGCTACACTACGCAGCTTGCAAAGATACCTGATATTGTCAATTCGCTGGATTCGTCTACACTGTCAGAGTTTTCGGCGCAGATGCAGCAGATTTCCTCTGCACTGGCTCCGCTGGCAAACCAGCTTGACCGGGTTGGCAATGCGTTTGCTAAATTCCCGCAGAAGGTAAGGGCTGCAAATCAGGCGACCCGAGCCATTCCGACCGCCAATCATACCGCAATGAAGTCGTACAACGATTTCAGCAGTTTGCTGCGCGATGCGGCCAACGGCGTGAGAACCGTCGCCCGTACGATTGCGGGTTGGATCAATGAATCCAATGAATACATCGAAAACCTGAACCTGTTCAACGTAGCACTTGGCGAATATGCCAGTAGCGCACGACGGTATGCTGATCAGGTTGCGGACGTGATGGGCATTGACCCGAGCGAATGGATGCGCAATCAGGGCGTGTTCTATACGTTGGCAGATGGCTTTGGTGTTGTGGGCGATCGCGCTTATCTGATGAGTAAAAACCTGACACAGCTTGGCTACGACATATCGTCCTTCTTCAATATTCCGATTGAGGAATCGATGCAGAAGCTGCAGTCCGGTATCAGCGGCGAAATTGAACCTCTGAGACGGCTTGGCTATGATTTGTCGCAGGCGCGCCTGCAGGCTATAGCCGCCAGTCTCGGCATTATGCAGAGCGTAAGCAGCATGACTCAGGCTGAAAAGGCGCAGCTTCGATACTATGCAATCATGACGCAGGTCACTTCTGCTCAGGGCGATATGGCCAGAACGTTGAATTCCCCGGCTAACCAGCTGCGCATCCTATCCGCTTCTGTGACACAAGCGGCACGTGCGCTGGGCAATATCTTCATTCCGGCACTGAACGCTATGCTCCCGATCGCAATCGCAGTGGCAAAGGCTGTTCGTGCGGTTGCTGTGTCAATCGCCAGTCTGTTCGGATACAGTCTGCCCAGCGTAGACTTTTCCGTAACGGCAGATGCTATCGGAGGCGTAAGTGACAGCATGAATAACGTGGCATCGGGTGCAGATAAAGCAGGCGGCGCGGCAAAGAAGCTGAAGAGCATTCTGATGGGCTTCGACGAAATTAACCAACTCCCCGACCTTTCTGGCGGCGGAGGTGGGAGCGGCGGCGGAGGCGGCGGAGGCGGATCTCTGAGCGGATTTGACTTCGATTTACCCGAATATGATTTCCTGTCGAATATGGTCGGTAGTCAGGTGGACGCCATATACCGCAAGCTTGAGCCGTTCATTTCGTTTATCAATGATCATATTACCGGCACTTTGGCTGACCTGACCGCCATCGGTGGCGCATTCCTGAGCTGGCGGCTTGCAAAGAGCTTCCTGCCTGATCTTTCCAAGGGGTGGAAGCTCCTCGACAGCATAAAGGGCATCGCTGCAACGCTTGCCGCTCTCACTATAATGGTGAGTCTGGTATATGAGTTTGATACTCAATTTGCTAAAAGTGGTAAGCCGGGTCTGCTGATTGCGGACGGTCTGTCCACATTGCTTTCTTCTGCAATCGTTGGCCGCGTCGTGCAGCATGCATTTGGCGTGAATGCATTGTATGGCGCTGCGCTTACCCTTGGTATCAGCGCAGTTACGACGATCAGTGTAATGAGCGCGCATGTCAAGGATACTGGGGAAATCGACGGGAACGCAATCGCGCTTGGAATAACTGGCGTCATAAAAGGCGCATTGGCTGGAGCCGCCGTGGGCGGCGCTGTGGGAGGCGTACCCGGAGTTGTTGCAGGCGCCGCAATTGGTTTTACAATCGCCGCAGTTGCCGAGATTGCCGCTACAATCAATGGTATAAATGAGAATAAGATCGATAACCGCATTAAGTGGGGGGCCGTAGAGCTCAAAGCTGAAGAGGTTCGATCTTATGCCGCCGGACTGTTCGATTTTGATGTGGATGCAAATCTGAATCTGCTTTCTATGTCCAGTGATAAAGCAGCGGAGGCTTCTGCATCCCTGAACAGTTCAATTGCATCCATTCAGTCTACTCTCAATACGATTCAGTTGAAAACTGAACTCGATACCGGAGATTATTCGAAGTGGCAGAGCGAGATTGATACGCTGGTAAGCGGCGTGAATCGCTACATTACCGAGAGCGAAAATTTCGTGCAGGTATCCGTATCTGTGGCCCCTACCCTGAACAAAGCGGGCGTGGATATAAGCGGCGACATCGTTAATGCGCTGGGCGTAGGTAACGAGATTACGCAGGCCGCAATAAGCCGCGCAGGCGAAGGCTTGAGCGCGCTGCTGATGAAGGGTGTACAGGAAGGATTGACTGCGCAAGAGCTTGCCACAGCGCATGAACTGAGTGCAAGCCTTGCAAGAATTGCCGCGGCCGCAAGAACAGGTGAAGCTCAGGGTGCATCCCTGGTAACTGCGGATACAATCATCTCTGGCCTGAGTGAGAAATCCTATCAGGATGTTGTGAATGAAGTCACTGCAATGCAGGACGAATTGCGCGCCAGCCTCACAGAAGCAAAGAAAGCTGAGTATTCTGCGATTGCCAGTCAGCTTGAGATGTATAGACAGGGCATTCGAGAAGGAATCTATACGGAACAAGAAGAGGCGCAGGTAAAGGAAAGCATTCGACAGCTTCAAAACGAATTGGCTTCGATGGACATTACGGGCAGCGTTGATGCAGCAATGGCTTCCGTGCTTGCCCCTGTAGCTCAGAAATTTTTGCAGGCATTTTCGGATATTTACGGCGAAGCATTTTCGAGCCTTGATTTTTCCTACATTTACGTTGGAGAATTTGCACAGAACTGGGTGGATCAGCTGCAGAACGGAATGGATTTCAGCGAATTCCAGACAGCGTTTGATACCAAACTGGAGCAGGCTCTTGTGAGCGCGGTCGGAGCTGATAGAGCAGTTGAACTACTGAACATGGCTGAAATGTTTGGTTTCACAGGCTGGGATATTCTGGGAGCGGAAGTTCAAACCGATTTCTACAACATGATGGTCGCTGCGACCAGCAAGGACGAGGTCGATGCGTTGTTTGAACAGCTCGGCTATTCCATCCCCGGCGCGGTAACAGAAGGTATGAATGAAGCGGGAGGCTTAACGGTTGCTCCTGATGTTGACACTGGAAACATCGTTGAAGGGCTTCATGAACTGACAGCTGCCGCAAGTTCGACAGGAGATTCGGTTGGCGATATCGGAAGCGGGTTTTCTGCGATGGGTTCTACAGCCACAACCGAGCTGAACAATGCGCAGAATGCAGCTACAAATGCAGCGAATGCAATCACTGCAACAGGCGAGCAAGCAGACACTCTTGGCGGTAAGATTGTCGAAATTCCGACGGAAAAGACAATCGCCATTAATATTGCCAATTACACCACAATCATTCGCAACCTGAACAGCATCCGTGAAAAAATCACTTCTCTGTCCAGCAAAACGATCAACCTGAAAGTCAAGGCTGGCCTGACGTCAGGTGCAAAGTCATTCCTGAAAGCCATTGCTAAAATTGACACAACGCTCATGCAAAAGGTCAATGCAGTTTTGAGTGCAAGTCAGTTC